GAGGACTCGTGGCTTGCACTCGCCGGAGGGGAATCGCTCGATCCAGAAGAAGTCTCCGTTCCGCTGGACTCTTCGATCGAAGACAACGACGGCGTGGTAATGGATGCCACCGTCACGATGGTGTTCCGTCCCCACCTCAACGAAGGTTGGCGTCGGACTGAGGGAGTACAACTGGTCGGCGACGGACTCCGGTAGGATGTTCGCCGCTTGAGAGTAGGTGAGGAAGAATCGGCGTCCATCGATATTGAATGGTGCTGGGGAGACTACAGAAGACATTTGCCCAATAATATGATTCTTTGGGCAAAACGTCCCTGTCTCCCTGCCCTTTTATAATAAATAGCCAACTAGAGACACTCGGAGTTCGGCTAAATTTTTTTTGCTCGGAATTCCGAAGGTAATACAGAGCGGTCTTGGGTTGAGGCTTGTGCACGCGTCGGAAGCTGATTGGTTCATAAAGAAAACAGAGTTGCATATGGCATGGCACGCTTCAAGAGGCACAACAGGAAACGTCATGTCTTCGGCAAGCGCAAGGAGAACGCCATCAAGGCGATCGCTCGGGGCCCGATCGAGACGAAGAAGTACTACAACGTGGTTACACCGTACCAGTCGAGCATCACGACCCACCCCGACTATGCGCGGTTTTTCAACATTTTCGCGAACATCCCGAAGGATCAGGGCGCCGCCGATTCGGAGGAGAACGTGATCGGAAATAAATTTGACTGTCGCGGCGTAAAGGTCCTAATTCAGACGAATACGGCGGCTGAATATGAGGTCATCTTTAGGGCCACAGTTGTATCGTGTAATGACTACATCTACACCCCGCCCAACACGGGTAACGCCAAGTTGGCGACCGACCCGTACTTTCCTTTTTACGAACAAGACGGTATCACCGTCGCGCAGCCAACTGGGATGTTCCTACCGAGGCGGCGGTATAACACCCAGTCTGTGAACGTGCTTGCTTCTAAAGTGTGGAGCATGCAGAAGCAATATTCCACTCAAGGTGGTGTCGAGTCCTTTAAGGAAATGTGGGTCCCGATCAATGGTATCAAGACTTCGAAAGCTGAGGAGGAAGTTGATTCCAGTGTGGCTGAACTGAAGGGGAAGCAATACTATCTGATAGTGGAGCAATATATAGCTAGCGATACTGCGCCGTATATAGTTGCTAGTACGTCCACCCGCGTCACGTGGGTGGTGTACTGGAAGGATCCTTAGTAATCATTACGTAATCAATACCTCGTATTGAGGATACCCGCAAAGACTTGACTTTTATTTTCACGTGGGCGCAGCAGTGGAGCGAAGCGGAGCACGCTGCGCACATCCCAGGGGGGCGCAAAGGTGCGGCGCTTCAGCGCCGTACCAGTAACGGTTCAAAGATTCGGTTGCTGCGCCACAAGTGGCACAGTCACCGGAGTGTATAATTTATTTGGCCCCACTTTAACTACAATACTATTAGCCTTAAAGTATTCCAGCTCATCGTACCCCAAGACCATCTGCCTATCCTTCGACGCAGTTTCCGGCAAATTCTCTGCATTACAAATCCAAACCAAAGGTTTCCCCCCACAAATCTTCCGCTTCTGGCGGTACTTGTCCTCCGTGACGAAGTCGTGTTGACACCCCCACCACTGCTTCCTCTGACGCAATAAGTGGAGAGGCACGTCGTCCATGATGATCACGTCGGCCGTGCTGTCCCACTCGTCCAGACGGTAATGCCCGTGCATGTACATGTGACGGAGTCCAGCCCGATGCACCGCATGTCGTACAAGTGTAGTCTTGCCTATACGTGTTGGGCCACAGACTACTAAGGTCAGCTGTCGTGGATGCGCCTGGATAAAACTACAACACTCAATAAATCAAAAAGGGAGTGGCGTGAGTCCACTTCCAAAGGACTACAACCAACCTTATTTTTAACCTCCAGCACCCAATTATCTATTTCGGGGATGGTGTCTTGAGGACCCAACGTATCCCCCGGCGTAAAAGGGGGAACCCGGTGGTACTGTTCCTTGGCAAAGGAGGTGATGGCGCTGTTCCGGAGGACCCAATCCGAGGGGTGGTTTTCTTGAACAAGTCGGAGAAACTCTTCCTCCGTCTTAGCCAGCTCGAGGATTCCTCCCCAACCGATGCGTTCTGCCGACTCAGAGTAGGCGGGCGCGACCCCACGTAGAAGGGGTTCGTGGTCGTAGTCGCATGGTCGATCCTTGTGTGACTTAGGTTTGTGGGTGTCGGCGTCAAGTCTATCACCCTTTCGGATGTAATGGCGCCGGTTATAGAGATCCTTGCCGGCGTTTCGTATGGCGAGGACTCGTGGCTTGCACTCGCCGGAGGGGAATCGCTCGATCCAGAAGAAGTCTCCGTTCCGCTGGACTCTTCGATCGAAGACAACGACGGCGTGGTAATGGATGCCACCGTCACGATGG